CGCGGGCCTGAGCGGTCTCCGCGGCCTCAGCCTCCCGGGCGGCTTTGTCGCGTTCGGCCCGCATTTCCTCTAGAGCTTTTTCGAGAGCCGCCAGGCGGTCCGAATCGGATTGCGGGCCACTATCAGGGGTCTCGGACGGCGCCTTATCGGCTTCGGGAGCAGGCTCCGGGTCAGCTTCCTGCGGAGCCTGCTCTTCCGTCTTCTCCATGGATGCAGCTGCTTCAGCATCGTCTCCCCCTACGAGGATGGACTCGTTCTCCGGCGCCTCTGTGGTCACCTCGGTTGTGTCAGCCATGTTCGCGCTCCTTTCTGGCTGCCGATTTCTCGTCTGAGCGTTTCCCGCGGAGTACCCGGTCCATTGCAGACCTGGCCTCCGCACCATGCAGGTCCTTATCGGTTACTACGCTCTTATAGGTCTTAGCATACCGGGCTGCGTCCGCCTTACCCGGCCACGCACGAGACGTAAACACAGGCACCACAGTGCACCGGTCCCCATAGTGGAAAGCGAAACCGGCGGTACCCTGGCTCTTGTACACGGGGCCGCGGGCTGCGAGCATCGCACAGAAACCACACGGGCCACTCTTGCTGGGGTGCACGACGCGAGCCCACGCGAACACTCTCGCGATGCGGCGACTCTCCTTGTCAAGCTTGTGCCCAGAGGGAGGGTCCTCGACGGCGATCGGGGCGTGCTTCTGGATAGCCGCCTTCATGGCTGGCTCTTTATCGACCTCGCCGATCGCCCTGTCGATCCTGTCGGCGATCTGGTCGAGCTCGTCGTCCAGCATGCGCCTACGCCGGGCCTTGCGCTGCTCCGGGGTCTCCCAATCCTCGTCATCTAGGGAGCCGGCCTGCTTCTTGGGCTTACGGCCCTTCATAGCCCGGTACGGGTGCTCTGCCTTCTCAGTCTTACGGACCTGCTCGCGCTCTTGGCGGGCGGCCTCCTGTTTAGCGGCTCGGACGGCCTGCTTGCGGATATCCTCGGGGAAATCCTGGAGCTGCTTCTCCACGCTCTCAGCGTGCTCCACAGCCCCATCAGGGTCCGGGGGAGCAGAGCGGGCAGCAAGGGCCACCGTCTGCCTCGCAGAGCCCTCCACATGGTGCACAAGAGCCCTCTCGAGCTGCTTAGCGCCCGCCTTAGACAGGCCTCCGGGAGTCTCCCTGATAGCCCGCCTGACAGCCTCAGGCCTGTACGGTGGCGGTGCCGGCACCCAGGCCTCATCGAACCCACGCCTACGCGCCTGGCCCCTCATAAACAAGGACGCAGCCGCCCACGCCTGGCTACGGGCCTCGTTGGTGACATCGTAGATAGTGTCCACGTAGCCGGCCTGCTCAACCGGCGTGGCCGGTAGTGTGGACGTCACCAGGGCGAGCCTGCGCCGGTAGCGGCGGACGATCAGGTCCATGAGGAACCGGAAGAAGCGCTCCGTCACCGCCGCCTCTTCTCGCCCTCGTCAGCGTCCTCTTCAGTCTCGTCTGCGGGCTCTTCTGGCTCGGGCATGTCAGCGATGCCGGCGCCGGCCATGGCGTCTACCTCCTGGGAGCGGGCGTCCTCGCGGGCGCGCTGCTGCGGAGTCAGATACATGAAGTCCCGCGTCGTCTGATCAGACAGGACACCCTGAGACTGGGCCTGCAGGGCCGCGGACATCATGCCAGACGCAGACGGGGAGGCCGCGTCACGCCACTGCACTTCAAGGCTGGTCGGAGACTCGAGGTCTTTGCCGGACATGGCGCAGATCGTGCGGGCTACCTGCTCAAGCGTGTCAGCGAACATGCGCTGCTTGTTCTCGGCCCTAGCGATCAGCCTGTCCTTGGCGACACGCAGAGCCTCCGCCGACGTCGGGTTGCTGTCAGCCGATACGCCCATCATTGACGGCGGGATGCCGGTCATGGCACTGACCTGCAGGGCGTAGTTCTTGTAGACAGCCTGAATCGGAGTCAGGTCAGCCCCGGTCAGCTGTTTCAGGTCGGACCCGGCAGGGGCGGCGAAGAGGTTGCCGATGTAGGACTGCATGAGGTCGGGCTGCGAGTCCAGGATGTCGGCAGAAGCGTCACCGATGAGCATGCGCAGAGGCCATGCGGAGACCTCTTGGGCGACCTGGAGGTTTGTGAGCGTCCTGGAGGCGGCATCGATAATGGGGGCTAGCTCGGCGATGTCGCTGCGCCCGTATTTGTCTTTCAGGCGTGCCCGGTTGAACATTGGGATGATCGAGGGCCCCCATGAGTCAAGGCGGCCCCGGCCGACAAGCCACTGACTGGCCTGGTCGGACTTCGCATAGAACGTGACGCCGTCGGGCGTGTAGTAGGTCGCCCCCACGGTCTCAGAATCGAGCCGGTAGACGGCGATCCCCTCGACCGTGTTGCCCTGCCAGTCTTGGCGTACGCGGGCGTGCTGTGCGTCTAGGACGCGCACGTAGGGGTACTCTGACTCGTCGTCGGGCGGGGAGAGGACCCAGTATGCGGCGCCAACGCTGATGGCCTCACTGGCGGCAAGGTTGAACTGGGAGTCCATGTCATTGTGCTGCCAGACCTCTTCGATCCAGTCAACACACTCCTGGTCTGTCTCCTCGCTGGTGATGAAGCCGGCGGGGATGAGTACCTCTGTGAGGATGTCGGTGCTCATCTTCGCCCAGGGGGCTTGGACTTCCAGGAGGCGGGCTTTGGGCGGGAGGGAGACGCCGAGTGCGGAGACGCGGGAGCGGCCCTCATAGTAGGCGTCGTAGCCGCCGCGGGGGCGGAGCCCGCCGGACTCGAAAGCCCGGATCATTTTCTCGAAGCTCACAGGTACGACCTCCACTGCCCGACCGGCTTATTGCGTTCGGCCCACTCTTTAGACGATAAGACTGCCCTATAAAGCATTCTAGCACCGATCATGCAAACCGCTAGATCAATCTTCTTCGGCGACTTCGGAGATTCCTTCTTCACCGAGAACCGCCCCTTGTACTCATTCACCCGACAGTTAGACACATGCTCACCCAGGTCCGCAGACCCATCATGAGTGAACGCCTTCTGCTGGATCTCGTCGTACGCCGTCTCCGCCGCCTCAGCGAACTGGTAGGCGTGAGACCTCATGTCCCAGGCAACCAGGGATGCGGACATGCCCTGACCCCGCACCGCTGGCAGAATCAGCCGATCACCATACTCGTCAGGCCATGTCGTACGGGTGAATGACTCCCACTCGCGGACGTCAGCCCAGAAGGCCACAACGTTGTACTCGTCGAACACGCGGCGGATAGCAGAATCCACCTTGTGAACACTGATGACTCCGGACGCCTTGTCTGGCCCCCAGTGTCCGAGCTTGAAGATATGCCCGTCCGACATGCAGCAGCCGACAAGGGCTGTGTGGTCGTTGGAGCGGGAGCCGTCGAAGAACATGACGATCTCCTCGCCAGGCTCGCCACCGTCGTTCTTACGCACGACGCGGCCCGTGTCGCGTAGGAGGGTCCACTCTTCCAGGGGTACCCATGCGTTATCGGCGGCCGATGGCCGGTTGAGGAAGAACCTGTAGGAGCGGGACTCCGTGTACCTGGGGGACCAGATGAGCGCCTTCGTCGCCTCCAGATCAACCCACGGGCACCCCTCGTAGACGAACTCAAGGGCCTGTTGAAGCGGTATCTGATGCTCTGGAGGGTCATCCACTAGGGCCGCGTTCGGGGGCGCTATGCGGGCGTCGTAGAGGATTTTCTTCTTGTTCCGCGATCGGCCCTCTTCCTGGAGTACCCAGTCCTCGAACGTCGATTCCGCAGCAGAGGATTCGCCGGGAACCCAGGCGTTACAGGTGTGCAGCGTCCTCGCCCCGGTCTTGGCGGCGTTCTGCTCGATCGTGTTCATCAGCTCCGGGCCGCCGTTAGACGGGACCCAGTGCTCTAGCTCGTCACAGACCGTGAACGAGGTCTCTCCACCTTCGATGCTGCGCGCCGAGGAAGCCTTCTGCTCAAGCTGGTCACCAGACGCAGAATCCAGGAATGTCTTGCCGACTGTGAGGCCGTACCGTTTGGACAGTTGGGAGCCTTTGGCTGCGAAGGCGCGCACCATGCGCATCGTGTTCTTCGTCTGCTGCTCCGACGTCGCCACGACCTGGAGCCAGGCCATCGGCATCGTCTTACCCTCCACGCCGAACGGAGACGCGTCATCCCACCGGTCGAACCGGCAAGGACCAAGCATCTCAAACATAGACAAAGCGGCGGCGAACGGGCTGTTGTGGGTCGGCTTGAGGGTTTCGCCTACGAGGTAGGTGCCGTCGCCGTCCACACTGATACAGCGCCCTAGCTGGTCGGGGGCGCGGGTGATGCTTCGGATCGTGATCGGTTGCGGCTTCCGCTTCTGCTCCTTGACGCGCTCGGCCTTGCGGGGGAGGGTGAAGAGCCGTTGGTGCTTGTAGGGCTTGAAGACAAGCCGGTACCGCTTGCCTGTGACGCGCCCGTAGAGCTTCGCATCCGACTCCTTCACATTCACGCGAACACCGAGGGAGCGAAGCAGCTGGGCTGCCTGGTGGGCCATCTCCTTGCGGACGGTGCACCACTCAGCTGACCCGTTCTTGGCTACGTACCCGTCCGAGTCCAGCAGCCCTTGTGCTAGCGCAAGCCGTTGCTCAGCTGAGGCATACAGGTAGATGTCGGGGATGTGCTTACGGCCCAGGACGCGGGCAGCACCCAGGTCGGCCGACCCGCCGTAGAGCCTCCCATGGCGCCACTCGCGCCCAAACCTGACGCAAAGAGTGCGACCATGATCCACTGTCACGCTAGTGAGGTAGCCAGCCGCCTGGAGCGCCGCCGATAGATGCTCCCCATCCTCGTCCCAGCAAGCAATGTTACTGCCGCGGGACGATCCGTCTCCGAGCCAGTAGCCCAGCACGTACGGGTCCATGGGGAGGTCGCGCTCCGGCATCTCCAGGACAGGCTGAGGGGGCAGCGCATACTTGGTGACATCAGGGCGCGTGCACTTTGATGACGGCGAGAGGGGCCGCTTGAACATGAGGCCACTATCCAGCATGTCCACGACACTCTTGGTAACGCGCCGCCGTTTCGACTTACCGACGAACTCGTCAACGACGAACAAGTGCCCGCCCGAGAAGGTTTCGGTGACGCCGTCAGAGAAGTGGACGTCCCACAGGTCGCAGTCGTCTCGCTCCTCATGGAGCCTGATGACCGTGGTGGGCTTACCGGACGCGGAGAAGATCCGGTCGCCGACCTTGAGGCGACCGTGCGTGCTCCATCCATCCACCGTCAGCACTGGTGTGACGTGGGTCACTAGCTTGCCGGATCCCTTGCTCAGGCGCCTCACGGCCCAGTTGTAGACCCACGACCCGTCCGGGTTCAGGGCATACAAGTGCATCAGGAACTCGATCTGCTGCGGTGTAGGCGTGAAAGCCTCCCCGGCCCTAGCCCCGTTGGGCTGCTTCAGGTTGTCGATCATCCAGGCAGCAGCAGCCAGCCCAAGGGTCTTCTCCGGGAGTTCCCGGGGCATAGTGATCAGCCGCTCACGCGGCGGCGCATCCCATAGAGGGTCGATAGCAACGTGCTCCATTACTGCTACCGTCCCCCGTTAGCTAGTCTTGGCGCGCTTCGCCAAGAAGTCCTCCATCGCGACGATCCCTGCAGACTTCTCAGGCTCAGCGGTCGTGTCGCGCTCGATCTCGATAGCGGCACGACGCCGGTCACCCTCAGTGAGGAGGAGCGTGGAAAGCATCTGGTTCAGGGCGCCACGCATCATGGCGGACCGGCTCTTGCTGTACTTGTATGCGCTGATCTCGTCGCAGGCGTCGTAGAGGAGGATCCAGTCTGACGGCTCGTAGTAGATCGTGTACTTGGAGTCCTTGACGGACTGGTAGAGGCCCTTTGCGATCGGGTGCCATTCAGGGTCGGCCGCCGGGGGCTTGACGATGCCGTCTTTGACGACGACGCGCTTCACTCCGGCATGCGCCTTCCTGGCTTTGGTGATGCGGTGGCCCTGGTCAGAGCGCTTGGGGATTGGCCCGCGGGTGCCCATAGGTACTCCTCCTCATTGGAACGATTTCTCATAGTATACCCGGGTGTTTACCGGGTGGCCTGTGCTGTCTGCGCTGCTTTGCCCACCCGTTAGCTCGGCGGGCAGCGTGCGCCTGCCCCGCCGTCCGCTGCATATGGTGCAGCTGACACAAGAGGCGCAGATTCCAGAGCTCATGCGGCCCCTGCGGGTCGATATGGTCTACATGGTTGCCGGGGGCACCACAGAACGTGCAGCAGCCGGCGTCGCGGCGGATGACGGCCTCCCTGATCTTCTTCCAGTCCCTGGGTAGCTCGTCGCGTCGTCTTGACTGCCTGCGCCACATGTGTCTATAGTTCCTTCCAAGAGCGATGCTCCGGGGCCGCAACCAATTCTTCCTCTCGTTGGTTGCGGCCCCGTTCTATGCCCATCGTGACGGTGAGGGGTTAGTCGTCAAAGCTCATGCTATCGCGGACACGGCTCAGAATGCAGGTACCGGTTGGGCCCTGCCTGTTCTTCACCACAGCCACGGTTAATCGACTCTTATCCGGAACACCAGGGGCGGACTCCGGGCAGGAGAGCAGCATGATGACGTTCGCATCCTGCTCTAGAGCCCCAGACTCGCGCAGGTGAGCCATAGACGGCCCAGAGCCCTCCTCCGCAGTCCTATTGAGCTGGGAGAGCGCCACGACGGGGCAGCCGAGGTCGCCAGCCATGATCTTCAACTGCCGACTGAAGTCAGCGACGATCTCATGGCGAGGCCGCTTGTCGCCCTTCGGTGAAGACATGAGCTGCAGGTAGTCCACCACGACCATCCCCAGGGACCCGTGACGCTGCTGCACAGCCCGGGCATGCGCCCTGATATCGTCAATACCGACGGCGGCCCGGTCGTCGATACTGATGGGCAGCTGGGCGACCTCATGGGCAATCTTGCCGGCGTGCTCACGCTGCGCAGGCGTGAGATCACCGGCGATGACTTCCCGGTACGGGGCCCTAGCGCGGGCTGACACCATGCGGGCCATGACCTCCTGCCGGCTCATCTCCAGCGACGAAACCACAACAGGCGCGGCAAAGGCGACGCCCAAGGCCGCCTGGAGGGCGAGGGCGGACTTGAAGCCGCCCGGGCGGGCGCCGACAATGTAGAGGCCGCCGGGGCGCCACCCATCGATGATCTCGTTCAGCTGCGTCCACGGTGTCGGCGTGAACCCATCAGTGCCGTCAAGCCATGAGGTGAAAGCGTCCTCAAGCTCCTTCCCATGCGCGCCGACAGGAAGATACTGGCCGTCTACGTCAGCCCACAGTCGCCGGACGTCGCCGAGGATGTTCATGGGCGTGTCGTTCGCATCTAGAAGCTGGCCGGTGCGGGCGTGGGCTGCACGCATCATGCGCAGACTGTAGGCATCCTCGAGGGCCTGCGTATAAGTGTCGGCAACGACGTCGGCGGCGGCCGGCGCCCAGTGGATCAGCTCAAGAATGTAGTCATCGGTGATGTTCGCCCGCTCCAGGGCCGGGATACGCTCACGGTTCGCAGCCAACGTGACGGCATCTGGGCGGCCACCTTCCTGCTGCAGGGTCTCGCACAGGCGCCATAGAGCCGCATGGCGGGGGTCCGCGAACATGTAGTCCTTGACCCGGTCGCGGATGACGTAGTCCACGGCGTCAGAGGCGAGGAGCCTCATGCCGAGGATGGACTGTTCGACGTTGTCTACGGCGCTCACTTGTCTGCTCCCGTCAGGTCGTCGAAGAACTCTCCCGTGGCCCATCCCTCAATGAGGGCCTGCTGTCCGGCTACGGTCACGTGCGGGGTGACCCGCTCTAGGTCGCCGGAGGCTGTGGAAACGAAGTGGATGCGGGCCCGAATGTAGCCCTTGTCGATCGCCCACTGGGTCGGGTGATTCCACATGCGGCCCAGGCGCTTGCAGAGCCAGCCGTGCTTGCGAAGCCACCGGAACAGGGTGCCGGACCCGATGGGGGCGCCTGCCTGGGTGATGAGGGCGGCGACGTCCTTCACGAGCAGGTCAGTGTCGTGCTTGCTGGCCGCGCGGCCGAACAGCGTGTAGGGGGCGTCCTCCGCAGCCTGCGCTTCCAGGGCCGCCTTAGCCGCCCTCTCCTCCTTCAGGGAGGTGGCTAGCTGGATGATGAAGTCCGGGTCCATGAGCGCCTTCTCCGTGGCCTCTGGGGTGAGGTAGCCGCCACGCTTACGCACGCTGGGCACAACGTCGTGGGTGAGCCAGCGCCGGAACGCCCGGGCTTCCGGCTTGCGCGAAAGAAGTACCGTGTCGTACATGCCGGACTCCGTAACCGTGTTCATCTGGACGGTCCGCCCTACTGAATCGGTGGCGTCGGTAGTACCGACGTCACCGCGATCCAGGCGCGACGCCACATCTCGGGGGTTCTTGAGCTCCAGTACGCGGCAGAGGTCAGCCAGGATGAACCAGGGCTCACCGTCCGGACCGGTGACAACTCGGACTTGGTGATTGTTGTAGGTGAATGGGGTGATGTTGGTGGTTTCCATTGGGGTTATTCCTCTCATTTGTGGGGTGTCGGTTGGGTGCCAGGGGGCGGTGCTACCCCCTGGCTGGTGGTCACTTCCAGAACCAGCGCCATGGGCGCGGGAAGCCAGGCAACAAGCGCCCGCTAGCAGGAACAGACATGTGCTACACCTCCTCTCATACAGTCAGGTTCAGAATAGTTCTTCCTGTCCTTCTACCCCACCCTCGCCGCGATGACGGATCGCATAGTCCGCGAGCATGGTGGCCCTATCTCTGAAATCCTCAGCAGACCCCAGAGGCGCGTACGGGGCCGTACGAGCGGCGGCCTCGGCGGCGCCGATCCCCCACTCGTCGTCCACCGTCGGCACATCCGGTGATCTCTCAGGGTTCGGCGCCGGGGGGGCAACCGTGGGCACCCAAGCCGCTGTGAGAGCCTCAGAATAAGCCTCAGAGGGCTCACCGACGGCCTCGACGGGCCAGTCGGCAGACTCTCCACAGTCAGCCTCCGCAGGAGCCTCAGAAGAGCCCTCAGCAGCCTCAACAGGGGCGGGCTCAGACCAGATAACAGGCCCACCAGACACCTCAGCAGCCGGCAACGCCGCCTCCAAAGGGTCCCGGCCGTCATACGCCAGAGACTCGCCAGACATCACCCGCTCAAAATCAGTGGCCGACGACCCAGTGACATCCTCAGCAGCCTCCGGGCCACCCGCAGCGCCCTCATGGGTGGCGAAGGCCGCCCGGTCCTCCTCGGACGCGTAGAACGGCAGACGTAACCCCAGAACACCAATCAGCTCAGGCCACCGAGCCGGCACCCCATCAGGAGCCTCGAAACCACGCACCGGAAGCCGCCTCAACAGCTTCCCAATAGCCCGCTCATCCCCAGCGGCAGCAGCCGCATACAGGGCGTGGCGCTCCTCAAACGACCTCCCACCCGGCACAGGCTCCCGGGCGGCAGAAGTCCAGTCGTCCACCACCGGGCGGCCTTTCTCAGGCTCCAGCCTGGGCCGGTGCTTCTCCCATTCGCCCTCGCTTAGGAACGCCTCAGCCGACTTCGCATACTTCTTCACAGCATCAAAACCGCGACTATCGCGCCGCAGATCCTTCACGTACTGCTCAGCGCAATCAGCAGCCAGAGCGGACCTCTCCTTGATCTTAGAGGCGCCCTCAGCCTTCACGAACCGCTCCCACGCCGCGGCAGAGAACGACGTCACCTTCTTCCCGAGCTCCTCAACGAAGATGCCTCGGTATCGCAGCCACTCGGGGTGAGTGGGCTGCCCGCCAGAAGGCGCGGGAGCGGGGGAGGGCGCCGAGGGGGCCGCAGAGGCGGCAGGGGCGGCAGGGGCGGCGAGGGCGGCGCCATCCACCTCCCGCACGTCGGGGGAGTCGAACAGGAGCGTGTACGCATTAGCGCGACGCTTCCCGTCCTTACTAACCCGCCCGTGCACGCGCAGAGCACCAATCCGCTCCAACTCACGCACAGCCCGCCCAATGGTGGCCACACTCAGCCCCGTACGCTTCGTAAGCGTCTCACGCCGAACAGTGCAGGCGCCGCCAGCACCGGCAACATATGAGTTCAGGCCAACATACAAAAGGCGGGCCGACGAACTAATGTCCGCCTCGAGCACCCAGACGGGCACGCACGCGTACGCGGAGCCCCGCACAGCAACGCCGGGCTCGACGAACTCTTCAGGATCTGCTACAGTTGGTCTCACGGTTTCCTTTCTGCGGCCGACACATGCTCGTGTGGCGGCGGCTACTTTTTTCACGCAGGGGGGGGGAA